CCCCCTTTACAATTGTCGACTTTACAAGATACCGCTTCTAATCCATCATCAAATAGTTCCGGTAATTTATTAAATGAAATGAATAGTATAATTGAACCAGTTGAATTAGATTTTGATACATTAGATACAGACTATGGGGGTTCTATAAAGATTAATGGTGATAACGATGATAATTTACTATCATTAGATGATATTACAGAACTTTAATTTGCGTTTAAGCTATTCTAAATCTATCTAAATAATTATAAATGCAGGATAAACTATTGGTATCTGTTGTAATAGCGGTTATGTTTGTTTTATACAAATTTATTGATGTAAGATTTATTCAAAAACAGCCTTCTGCTCCGCCAAAAGATTTAGCGAAAGATGCGCTATATACATTTATGAGTGGATTATGTGGTTTATATATAGTAGAATATATAGGCGGTATGAATGCAATTGGCTCAAAACAAACAAATGCTTTCCTCGATGAACCTAATTTTTAATTATAATTTGTAACTATAATTAAAAATTTATTCATAAAGTTTATTTAATGTATCAATATTAAAAATTGAATTTTGAGACTTTTTATTGATTGCTTTTTTACCAGTTAGTTTATACAAATCAAAGATAGGGTTATTCATTTGTGACTGAGGAGTATGTTTATGAACAGTTCTTGCAATCATTTTATATAATTTAAAATCGGGATATCTTTCATTTCCATTAGATTTATAAAGAATATTTTTCCCATTATCATCATTACACCATTCGCATATAAGTTTTGCGACATCCGAAAGATTTTCATAAATATCAGGCTTATTATATTCTACTTCATCGTCAATAAAAAAATCAAAGAGAGAACATCCTAATCTACACAAATCAAAGCTCATATTAGGTTCGATACGAGGTTTTTTATTATTCATATAAGGTTCAAAATTATACTGTGTAGCCGCATCACCAGTCTTTGAAAAACTATTACTACAGATTCTCTCTTTTTTATATCGATATATACTTCTACCAAAATCAATTATTTTATATATTTTTCCAAATGTTGGCACTTTATAATAATTATTATTATAACAATAATACAGATACTCTTTTTTGGTTTCAACAAACATAATGTTATTAGTATGAAGGTCATTATGTGTAAAATCAAACAATTTTTGATATGTTAATAGGGTCATAATAATTTGTAATAGAATACTAATCCATTCATTTGTTTCAATACTATTATTAATCATATAATTATCCAAAGTACTTTTGCATTTTTCACTACATATGGCAAGAACGGGAAATTTTTTAATAGTTACATTTATAATTTCATCGTCATCATCATCATCCTCATCTTCGTCCTCATCGTCATCTTGTTCATCATCGTCATCGTCGTCATCATCATCATCCTCGTCATCATCATCCTCATCCTCATCTTCATTTTCCGTATTTGATGAGCGAGATGAACAAGATGACGAAGAAGAAGATACAGTTTTTGAATGACTAATATCTAAATTATAAATTTCTTCACAATTACTATTACCAGTAGTAGTTATAATATTACTTGATAAATCAATGATATCGTCTAATACAATATTTTCACTATCAATAGATAATTTAGATAAATTTTTACGAGAATGAAATAATGCCAAATCGTTATATGTTTCTGCATCAAGTTTAAACAAATTATTAATATTATTTTTAAAAAAGTCAGAATCAACTAAATATTCAATGTCATCAAAGGCATTAACTTTATAGTTATTTTTAAGTCCAGTATATCCACCATAATATTTAATACCTCCTAAAAAATTTGTTTCCTCGGTTATTTTACTCGATAAATATGAAAAAAAGCCATCAACATATGATAAATTATTTGTATCATTAATCATTTTATTTAAATCACCTTCTTGTTGAGATTCTAATTCTGGCAAAATGTTAACATCGTCATATTTACCAATCATATATTTTAGTGGGTCAACTAACGGGGAAAACTTAATATATATATTTGTTATTTCAGTTTCACCTGATTTATTTTTAACAAGGCATTCATATGTATTTTCACTAATTCTCTTATTGATACTATTAATATGATATTCCTGATTTAAAGAAATCGAATTGTAATTAGTTTCATTTAAATTAAAATATCTTTTATACAATGGAATATATTGTTGAGATTTTTCTAATTCACAAATATCTGTGAAATTGGAATTCATTTGTTCATATGGAAGTTTTACATATTGCAAATCCATTTTAGCTAATATTGATATATTTAGTTTTTCTTTTAAACTTATTATATGCGTATAGTTTTATATAATAAGAGTATTCGTGTATATATAATATAATGTCATTAGAGCTGAAAAAATTTAATATGAGAGATATTAGTTTTAAACCTAATGAAAATAAAGGCCCAGTTGTAGTACTTATTGGAAGACGTGATACAGGTAAAAGTTTTCTTGTAAGAGATTTATTATTTTATCATCAAGATATACCAATTGGAACAGTAATTTCAGGAACAGAAGCGGGAAATGGATTTTATAGTTCTCATGTTCCTAAATTATTTATACATGATGAATATAATTCTGCAATTATAGAAAATATTTTAAAACGACAAAAAGCAGTATTAAAACAAATAAAAAAAGAACAAGAATCACGAGTACGTTCTACAATCGACCCCCGAACGTTTTGTATTTTAGATGATTGTTTATATGATGCAGGCTGGACAAAAGATAAAATGATGAGATTACTATTTATGAATGGTCGTCATTGGAAAATTATGTTAATCATTACGATGCAGTATCCATTGGGTATTCCACCGAATCTTAGAACAAATATAGATTATGTTTTTATTTTGAGAGAGCCCTATATTGCAAACCGAAAGAGAATATGGGAAAATTATGCAGGGATGTTTCCTACATTTGAGTCATTTTGTCAAGTTATGGATCAATGCACCGAAAATTTTGAATGTTTAGTTATTAATAATAATGCTAAAACAAATAAATTAACAGAACAAATTTTCTGGTATAAAGCAGAAAATCATCCCCCATTTAAACTTGGCTCAAAAGAATTCTGGGAAATAAGCAAAGGATTGAATAGTGACGATGAAGATGAAGCATATGACCCAGGTGCCTCCCGAAAAAAAGGCGCGGGTCCTAAGATTAATGTAAGAAAATCAAGATGGTAAATTACTTTTTTAGAGTTCCGCCCAGATGACGCGCAATGCGTTGTGCAAGCTTCATATCATTAGGATGTTTATTTGATTCAATATCCTGAATAATTTTAGGCACAATATTTAGCTCATTTGCTAGTTGTTTTTGTGTTTTTTTTCGTGAAGTCCGCAATGCGATGAGTTGCTTAACAATATCACGATTCATTAGTTCTGTTTTTTGGGCATCACTTGTATTAGTCAATTCAATTGTTTTTTTTTGCTCTGCGGTCAAAGATTTTTTTTCGCTGGAATCCGCCAACACTGAACTTTTATTTTTTGCATTTAAAACCATGGGAGTCCAATCCTGCAAATTATCTGAACTATATTGCATACTATATCAATATATATATATGTTTTTATATTTATTATATATTTATATATATATATATATAATGAAAGGTGGCAAGTTAATTGGTTATGGTAGTTATGGGTGTGTTTTTGATCCTCCATTATTATGTGAAGGAGAAACAGAACGTAAAAATGGTTATATTTCTAAGCTTTTACATAAAACGGATGCAAAAGATGAACAAAAAGAAAATGAAAAAATAAATAATATTGACCCCGATTTTAAATGGCATTTAAGATCGTATAATAGTTGTATGCCCAAATTACCTAAGGGAGACGATTTGGCACATACCTGTCCTGTTATTTCTGACAAAACAAAAATTGCAATATTGAATGAAAATGCGAAAAAAGGTACGGATAATTCAATGTTGAAACTGTATAGAAATGTTATACAAGAACATGGTGGCACTAGTTTAACTAACCATATAAACCAAAATGTCGAAAAAAAGACAAGTGTAGAAGTTAAACACAAACAACTTATTGATTTAATTCTTCAAAGTGAAAATCTTTTACTTGGTATTAAAGAACTATATGAAAAAGATACCTGCCATTTTGATATTAAACCAGATAATATTGTATATAATGAAAACAAAAAACGATTTAATTTTATTGATTTCGGTTTAACATGTAAAATTAATAAAGTTAAAGATTTCCCTAGTTTATATAGAGCATATTGGGTTTGGCCATTGGATGTATGGATGTGTTACAAACCCAATTATAAATCATATATAATTCCTATGTTGATCCCTCCCCCGAATATATCTCCATTTAAAAGTGCTGTTATGATGCGTCATGAAGCCTCATATGGGAAGGAGGTGGCAAAAACTTTTGTAGCCAACTATAAAAATAGTAATCCATATATAGATTGTTTAAATACTGGCGATAAAATAAAATCATATTTAGACTATATTAAAGCAAATGGATATGATAATCTTGTGAGAAAGATTTCCGAAAGTATAGATACATATAGTTTAGGTATTGTGTATCTTATGATGATGGTTAGTTTTACGGGAATTAAGTTTAATAATAATTCCCCTTTTTTGTTGGATTCAAAATCAAAATATTATAAGGAATTAAATGCTATTAATGACCTGATTAAAGTTATGGTTCATTCTAACAGCTTAGAACGTATGCGAGCACCGGATGTATATAAGTATTTTATTCATACTATTAAACCAATTTTATTGGGGAAAACGGTTACAACATCAGCCAAACCTATTACGGTTACATCTGCACCTGATATGTTACCATCTGGTAAAATTGTAACGACAAAGGTTTGCCCTCCAGATAAAATTTTTAATCCCTCCACAAAGCGCTGTGTTTCAAAAAATGGTGCATTGGGTAAAAAATTACAAAAAAGACAGGATACTGTTTTGCGAAAAAGCAGTAACACGAAAAAAAGACAAGATACTGTTTTGCGAAAAAGCAGTAACAAAGGAAAAAACAAAAAAGTGCAAAAAAACAGTAGCAATAAAACTAAGAAAATTTGCCCTGCAGATAAAATTTTAAATCCTAAAACAAATCGTTGTGTTTCTCGAACTGGGCAAATTGGAAAAAAATTAGTTTAAATATAATTTTACCGGAATCCTAGATTGCCTGACATTTGGGGTTTAAAATCAGGAACTTTATCTTCACTCATTACCTTATAATTAGGCACTTTTTTACAAGAAAAATCAGGTTCGGGGCAACGACCACATGGTGGACAAGGCTGACATTTTTTTGCACTTGGTGGTGCAACTGGGCAAGCTGGACATACTGGAG